GTGACAGGTCGGTGACACGAAAATCGCCGCCAGAACAACGGTGTCACCATTGTCACCAACGTCACCAACCGTTTCAAACCATATGCGTAAGAGAGGATGTTCGAAACGCGCTCTCCATAGGACGGCTGTAGGAGCATGTTGGTGGGTTGGTGACGTCGGTGACACATGGGGCTAACGGGTTGATGCAATGGTCAAATGTTGTGTCACCACTTCCCGGCCCAGGTTGGTGCCAAGCGCAGTGAAGACGGTGACACTTGCGATCTTTTTCGCTCCTGTTCGCTCGCAATTGTTTTGTGCTTGATCCACGACACGCGCTGCCTCTAACGTCGGAACCGACCAAAGCCGAAGGCCCATTCTCGTGAGCCTTCGTTGTGACATCCTCTCGAACGCGGACCCTCGACCCTGCCGCAAAGCTGGTTTGCGGTGATCAATCAGCCGTCCTTGCTCTCGACCTCGGCTCGTTGACCGGCTGGGCACTCCGCGGCGCCGACGGCGCCATTACCAGCGGCGTTCAGCAATTCCGGCCGAGCCGCTTCGAAGGCGGCGGCATGGCCTTCCTGCGCTTCAATCATTGGCTCAGCGAACTCGCCGACAGCTCAGGCCCGATTGCCGCAGTGTTCTTCGAGGAAGTGCGCGCGCATGCCGGCACGCTTGCAGCCCACGTCTATGGCGGCTTCCTCGCGCATCTCGAAGCCTGGGCCGAATTCCGCGACGTGCCGTACCAGGGCGTACCGGTCGGGACGATCAAGCGGTTCATCGCCGGCAAGGGCAACGCCGACAAGAAAGCCGTCATCGCAGCCGTGAAGGCCCGCGGCTTCTCTCCGGCTGACGACAACGAAGCGGATGCGATCTCGATCCTGCTGTGGGCAATCGAGAACTACGGGAGCATGTCATGACGCGCGCCCGTCTTCCGGATCGGCGTGCCGCAGAAACTGTCGAGCTCGAGCACGGAGGCCAGCGCTTCACCGTGACGATCGGATTTTATCCCGACGGGCGGCCGGGCGAAGTGTTCACGCATGGACTGCGGAGCGGATCGACTCTCGACGGAATGCTGGCTGACGCGTGCGTGGTCGTCTCCTGCCTGATGCAGCACGGTGTAGAGCCAAAGGAGATTGCAAACAGCATGGGGCGGCTCGGGAATGCGGAGCCGGCCTCGATCATCGGCGCGGTGATCGACTTCGCTGCGAGCGCAGCAGGTGAGAACTCGGAACGCAGCAACGAGGTCCACCAATGAGCGGCGAGGAGATGCTCAGGCAAGCGGCGGAGCTCGTTGCATCCAGACGTATCGTTTACGGCGACCCGGCTAGGTCAATGGCCGTCGTCGCGGCACGGTGGTCGCTCACGCTCGGCCGCTGCATTACGCCTGCCCAGGTCGCGCTCTGCCTGATCGATCTGAAGCTTGCGCGTCTTGCGCATGATCCCACACATCTCGATTCCATCCTCGACGTTGCCGGCTACGCCGCCGTGCTGCGGGAAGTCACGCGATGAGGTGGTTTCCGAAAGGCTACGGCGAAGAGCGTTGCTCGACCGAGCATCTCAAACGGGACGGCTGGATTGAGCAGAACATCCTCGTCGTCAGTCCGGACGACCACAGGCTGACCTGGCCGGAACGCGAGTTCATTCGGCAGATCGGTGAGAAGCTCTACGGCAAGCCAGACGCAAAGGAAGCATGCCATGTCTGACGTGAACTGGACACCCTCACTGATCGAGGAACGCTTTGTCGAAGCCGCCGATGTGATGAAGCGGCTGCCCGATGTTCGTGTGCCAGGCTACTTCAACACATGGCCGAAGGTGCTGCGAGAGTTCGCTGACCTGGTCGGGCAGGAGCCCGTGCCGATGCGTCGGCCGCCGCCTTCTCCTGAGGCGATCACCCGAATGGAAGAGACGCTGGGTTGGCTGTTGTGGCTTGAGCCTACGGACGCCAAGATCGTCTGGATGCGGGCGACCGGTGAACGCTGGAAGACCGTGTGCTGGACGGTGGGGTTGGCCCGCCAAACGGCACACCAGCATTGGCTCTACGCCCTTTGCGTCATCTCGCTGCGCCTCAGTGGACAGAGAGTACCGAGCAAGCGTTCACGGCAGTTCGTGATGGAGCGAGCCCGCGCGACCGCGGCCTGAGAAGCAGATAGAAAAGTGTCTGCCTGACACTTTTCTCACTTCCAAAAGAGGGCGATTTCGATAGCCTCAACGGCATGATCGCGAGAGGCGCGCGCGACGGGTCCTCCCTGGCCGAGAATGGTATGCGGGGGGCAATGGCCCGATATTTCGCCACTGCCAGCCCGAAAACCTGAGTTACCAGTTACCGCGCCACGTTGGCGCTTCCGTGCGCCACAATCTCGCAACGGCGAGCGTTTCTCGCCGAGCCGCCTGGTAACCGCCGGGCGGTAACTTGCGCCACGGTTACCGCCTGCGCGGTTCTCCCAAACACGGATCACATGACGCCGCGACTGCCCGAGGCGGTCGAGCACTGGCCGCTCGACCGCCTGATCCCGTACGCGCACAACGCACGGACACACGACGACCAGCAGATCGCACAGATCGCCGCCTCAATTATCGAGTTCGGCTGGACCAATCCCATTCTGGTCGATGCGGAAGGAGGCGTCGTCGCTGGTCATGGCCGCCTACTCGCAGCACGCAAGCTCGGCCTCGATGCCGTCCCGGTCGTCGTCCTCGATCACCTGACGCCGGCGCAGCGACGCGCCTACGTCATCGCCGACAACAAGCTCGCGCTGAACGCGGGCTGGGACGAGGAACTGCTCGCGGGCGAACTGCACGCGCTCAACGGCGAGGGTTTCGACCTCGCACTCACCGGGTTCACGGAAAGCGAACTCGATTCGCTGATGGCGCCGCTCGTCGATGAAGAGCAAGCGGATGAACCATCCAGCGAGGACGCCGCCGACGAGATGCCCTCAGCGTCGCGCGAGCCTGTCACTCGCGCGGGCGATCTGTGGCTGATCGGCAAGCATCGGCTGCTCTGCGGCGACAGCACAAAGTCTTCGGCCATAACGCGCGTGATCGATGGCGAGCGCGCGGCGCTGGTCTTCACGTCGCCGCCCTACGGCAACCAGCGGAACTACACCACTGGGGGCGTCGGCGATTGGGACAAGTTGATGCGCGGCGTCTTCGCCGCGTTGCCGGTCACCGAGGCAGCACAGCTCCTCGTCAACCTGGGGCTGATTCACCGCGAGAACGAGTGGCAGCCCTATTGGCACGACTGGCTCGACTGGATGCGCGAGCAAGGCTGGCGAAGGTTCGGCCTTTACGTCTGGGATCAGGGACCGGGACTGCCAGGCGACTGGAACGGCCGGCTGGCGCCGGCCTTCGAGCTCGTCTTCCACTTCAATCGCAAGGCGCGCAAACCGAACAAGATCGTGCCCTGCAAGTGGGCAGGCCACGTCAACGACACGCACGGCGGCATCCGCCACAAGGACGGCCACGTCGGCGAATGGACGCACGCCGGCCAGGGCGTCCAGGAGACGCGGATTCCCGACAACGTCATCCGTATCACGCGCCACAAGGCGCGCGGCATCGAGACAGAACACCCCGCGGTGTTCCCGGTGGCGCTGCCGGAATTCATGATGCGGGCGTACAGCAACGACCGAGAAATCATCTACGAGCCTTTTGCAGGCTCGGGCACCAGCATCATCGCTGCCGAGCGCACCGGCCGGTGCATGCGCGCGATCGAGATCGCACCCGAATACGTCGACGTCGCTCTGCGCCGTTGGCGCAAGCTCTTTCCTGACCAGCCAGTGAAACTCGATGGCGAAGGACAAACCTTCGAAGCGGTCGCGCGCCAACGCGGCGTCGCAATTCCTGCAGACGACTGAGCCGCTGCAGGTCGAGAACTGGCCGATCGAGCGGCTGTTGCCCTATGCGGCGAACGCGCGGACGCATCCCGAAGAGCAGGTCGCGCAGATCGCCGGCTCGATCGCTGAATTCGGCTTCAACGTGCCGTGCTTGGTCGATGAGCGGAATGTCCTGATCGCCGGCCACGGCCGTGTCCTCGGCGCGAAGCGCCTCGGACTGCAGCAGGTCCCGGTTATCCGGCTTGGCCATCTGACCGATGCCCAGGCGCGCGCGTTCCGGCTTGCCGACAACAAGATC